ATCATCCGGTATAAGTTCTTTGAGGGAATGAGCTGGGAACAGGTAGCTGTAAGAATGGGGAGAAAAAGCACCGAGGGAAGCGTTAAGATGGAGTTTCAGAGATTTATGGATGCTGCGTAAAAGTTTGTTACGAATGTTACACATGTTACGAAAAAGTAAGCTATAGTATAAACTGCAAGAAGTGAATTGAGAGAGCCAAGAGCCATTTGCTTTTTGCAACTCCCCCAACCCAGAGAAGGCGCCCGTTTAATGACGGGTGCTTTTTTGTATGTAAAGAAAAGGTAGGTGATGGTCCTTGCCAAAGGCAAAAGATGCGAGAGCGGACAAAGCCTTTGAAATGTATAAGCAAGGGCTTAAGCTAATAGAGATTGCAAACCAGCTCGGGATAGCCGAGGGAACAGTTCGGAGTTGGAAGAACCGGTATAAGTGGGATGATAACGGTAATGCAACGTTGCAAAAGAAAGAGAAAAAGGAACGCAACGTTGCGAAAGAGAATAAGCAAGCCAAGAGAGTAAAGAAAGAGCCTGTTGCGCATGAAGTCGAAGCGGTGATACAGAATACTGATTTGACGGATAAGCAACAGCTTTTTTGCATTTATTACATTCGCTGCTTTAATGCCACCAAGGCATATCAGAAAGCGTATGGAAGCGACTATACAACTGCAATGGTAAACGGGCATCAGCTACTTAGAAATACTAAGGTAAAAGATGAAATACTCCGTTTGAAACAGGAGCGTCTTAACAGGGAGTTCCTAAGTGAAACCGATATCTTTCAGAAGTACATGGATATTGCATTTGCAGATGTGACTGATTTCGTCACGGTAAAAGGCGAGACAGTGCGGATGAATGAGAATGTGGACGGCAGTTTGATTGATGAAATCACAGGGACTGCTTATGGTGTGAAGGTAAAACTTGCCGACCGCATGAAAGCACTACAGTGGTTATCTGACCATATGGACCTTGCAACGGATAAGCAGAGGGCTGAAATTGCACTGTTAAAATCCAGAGCGGACGCTGGCAAGGATGACCGGGAGAATAAGCTGGATAAATTCTTTGAGCAGATAGAGGGTGCATTAAAAGATGCTGAGTGATTTATACACACCAAAACAGCTTGATACATTCCGATTTGCTGTAAATAATGATTATTTTATGCTAATCAATCACGGTGCGAAACGTACCGGAAAAACGGTTCTGGACAATGACCTGTTCCTGTATGAATTACGCAGGATTAAAAAAATTGCCGCTGCACAGGGCGTTGAGAATCCGCAATATATATTGGCTGGTGCTGACCTGGGAGCGCTTAACCGAAACGTGTTGATTGAGCTTTCCAACAAATACGGCATTGAGTTTCACTTTGATAAATTTAATCGGTTCAAGCTATTCGGCGTGCAGGTGTGTTGTTTCGGACATTCCAAGATAAACGACCTGGGGCGCATCCGAGGAATGACTGCATACGGGGCTTATATCAATGAGGGCACGATGGCAAAGCAGGAAGTGTTTGACGAGATTAAGTCCAGATGTTCCGGCAATGGTGCAAGGATGCTGATTGATACAAACCCGGATAACCCGGAACACTGGCTTAAGAAAGACTTTATTGATAAGGCGGATGGAAAAACCATCAAGGCAGTGCAATACAGGCTGGATGATAACACGTTCCTGTCAGAACGGTATAAGCAGAATATGAAAGAAACAACGCCGTCCGGGATGTTTTATGACCGAAACATTAATGGAATGTGGGTAATGGGCGAGGGTGCTGTATACCGGGATTTCAATGCAAAAATTCATTACATCAGCAGAGAGGAACTGCAAAAGGTCAATTTTGTTAAATACATCGCCGGGGTTGATTGGGGATATGAGCATTTTGGAGCAATTGTACTATTGGGAAAGGACGATAAGGGATGCTATTACCTTATCAAAGAGATTGCCCGACAGTATGAAGAAATAGATTTCTGGCTGGAGCAGGCCCAGGCAATCAAAGCCGAGTATGGAAATATACCATTTTATTGTGATTCTGCCCGACCGGAATATGTGAAAAAGTTCAAGCAGAATGGCTTGCGTGCGATTAACGCCAACAAGGCAGTGTTAAGCGGAATTGAGCGCGTGGCACAGTTATATAAGCAAGATAAGTTACGGATTGCGGATGATGTCGACCGGTTCCGGGATGAGATTTATATGTACGTTTGGAACGAAAAGACCGGGGAGCCGGTCAAGCAGTTTGATGATGTGCAGGATGCCATCCGGTACGCAATATACACGGACGAAAACCACGGCGGCATCAGCATTTTAAAATAGAGGTGAGAACATGGAACTTGAGGTAATGAAAAAACTCATAAGAAAATACGAACCGGGGCATACACGATTTTCCTTGCGGGCGATGCAGGCGGAGCGGTACTACCGGAATGAAACGGATATTCTGGTGAAAGTCAAGTCCGAAGGCGAGAAAAAGAAAGAGGATTCCGACAACCCTCTGCGCAATGCAGACAACCGGATTCCCCGGAACTTCCACGGGCTTATCGTAAATCAGAAAGCCGCGTATATGTTCACAGCACCACCGCTCTTCGATATCGGCAATGAGCATGGAAATGAGGTTGTGACAGAAATGCTCGGGGATGAATACCGGAAGAACTGCATGGAGCTGTGCATCAATGCTGCCAATGCGTCCGTGGGATGGATTCACTACTGGGAGGATGAAGATGGAACGTTCCAGTGGGCGGTAGTCGATAGTAAACAGATTATCCCCATCGAATCCCACAATCTGAAAAAGAAGTTGCTAGGTGTTCTCCGTATGTACGATGAAATCGACGAGGAAACAGGAGATACCTATGCAATTTATGAATACTGGGATAAGGAAAGCTGCTGGTCATTCCGACGGAAGAGCGGCGATACCTTGGATGATGGGCTGTTCTACTACAATACGTTCATGGTGCCGGATACCGGCGATTTTACCGCAGAATATCGGCATGAATTCGGAGAGGTGCCGTTTATTCCATTCCCGAACAATAACACCAATACGAATGATTTGAAAAATATCAAGCCGCTGATAGACGTATACGACAAGGTCTACAGCGGTTTTGTTAATGATTTGGATGATATTCAACAGCTGATAATTGTTCTGTCCGGGTATGGCGGCACGGACCTCAATACGTTTCTGTCAGATCTGAAAAAATACAAGACTATTAAGGTGGACGGTGATGAGGGCAGCAACCCAGGAGTGAGCACGCTCAACATTGAGATTCCGATTGAAGCCCGCAACAGTGTGTTAGAAGCCACCAGAAAGGCTATTTTTGAACAGGGGCAGGGATTTGACCCACAGCCGGAGAACTTCGGAAATCAGAGCGGAGAAGCGCTTAAATTCATGTATTCGTTGCTTGAAATGAAAGCCGGGCTGACGGAGACGGAGTTCCAGCTTGGGTTCGCCAGTCTGGTAAGAGCGATATGCCGCCATGAGGGAATTGATTGCAAGAAAATCATCCAGACGTGGACCCGCACTTGTGTAAAAAATGACACGGAGCAGGCACAGATTTGCAAGGATTCGGTTGGAATTGTCAGTAAAAAGACGATTCTTAAAGCGCATCCGCTTGTCGAATCGGTCGAGGACGAATTAAGACAACTAGAGATAGAGGAAAAAGAGGCGATGGAAAAAGCTGAAATGTATGCGGGGGCTTTTTCAAGTGAAAAAGAAGTGAGTGATGATATCACAAATAAAAAAGATGAGAAGTAATAAAACCTTGACTTTTGGCAGACATAAGTGTAATATATAATTATGGCAGACAAAAGAGAGGTGATTATGTGCCTGAAAAGAAAATTGGTCGTCCAACAAACAATCCAAAAAATGAACGGATAACCGTTAGATTGGATGTAGAATCTTCGGAGATATTGGACTGTTACTGTAAGCAGGAAATATTGGACAGGGCAGAAGCGATACGTCGTGGAATAAAAAAATTAAAGGACGATATTAAAAAATAGAACGTTGCCACCCTCGCAAAGTGAATCAACGTTCTACGGTAGAAGTTTCCTTCTATGAAATATTTTATCATGGATAGGGACTTCTTTCAACAATTAAAAATTTGAAAGGAGTTTTTTATATGATTAAAAACGTTACAAGAATTATAGAAAAATCTATTGGAAAAATTGATGAAAGATATGATATGTGTGTTTCTGACATTGAAGCTATTGAGAAAATGAGTTACAGCAAATATGATTTTATAACAAACGGTTTTCGCTTTGGATATATGCAAGGCTTGAAAGCAGCTAGAGCAGAAACGAAAAGGAACGGTGTTATAAATGGCTTATAAAAATATAAAAGGGGAAAGATACGGAAGATTGGAAGTCATCGAACATATCGGGACAAGGAGAGGAAAAGCACTATGGAAGTGCAAATGTGACTGCGGAAATTATGCAGATGTAACGGGAGATTCATTGAGACAAGGAAAAACGAAAAGTTGTGGTTGCCTCGGCGATGATAATCGAAGAAAAATAACTACAAGGAATAGATATGGCGCTACTAAGCACAATCAATGCAAAGAAGGAAAGAAAAGCAGGATATATAGAATTTATGATGCTATGCACCAGAGGTGTTATAATGAAAAAAATGGGGCGTATAAGCATTATGGCGGTAGAGGTATTGTAATTTGTGATGAATGGAAAAATAATTTTGAAAGTTTTTTCCAATGGTCCTTAAAGAATGGTTATTCCGATGATTTAAGCATTGATAGAATTGATAATGACGGAAATTATGAACCTAATAATTGTAGATGGGCAGATATGACATTACAGGGCTTGAATAGAGGAATACAGGATAATAATACAAGCGGTCATAAGGGAGTCTCGTTAATAAAGAAAACGGGAAAGTACAGAGCCTACATTAAAATAAAAGGGAAACAGATACACTTAGGGCATTATGATTATTTGCAGGATGCCATAGAGGCGCGAGAAAAGGCAGAAAAGTTATACATGAAGTAGTAAAGATAGAGAATGGTTGCAGTTACTGAAAAGTAATTTGCAACCATTTTTATATGGAATGAAATGAGGTGATTGCATGGGAGAACGGACAAGTGAATACTGGCAGGAGCGCTTCCGACAGTTGGAAGAATCACAGCATGATACGTCCGTTCAGACCGTGCAGGAGATTGAGCAGGAGTTCCGGCGGGCAGAGCAGGCGCTTGACGGGAAGATTAACGCCTGGTATCAGCGGTTTGCTGCCAACAACGGTATTTCAATGGTGGAAGCCAGACGTTTGCTTAACAGTGAAGAACTGGAAGAGTTCCGGTGGGATGTGCAGGATTATATTAAATACGGGCGCGAGAATGGCATAAATCAGCAGTGGGCAAAACAGCTTGAGAACGCATCCGCAAAGGTGCATATCAGCAGATTGGAAGCTCTCAAGGTGCAGACACAGCAGGAGATTGAAAAGCTGTACGGAAATTATCATGATTCCATCGATGAACATATCACAAATCTGTATACATCCGGGTATTACCATACTGCATACGAAGTGCAGCGAGGTATCGGTGTTGGCTGGCAGATGCAGAGCTTTAATCCGGAAAAGGTTAATGACATCATACATAAGCCCTGGGCGGTGGATGGACGCAACTTCTCGGACCGCATTTGGACGGATAAAACGAAGCTGATTAACAATATGCACGATTCCTTAACGCGGATGTGCATTACCGGGGAATCGCCGGATAGAGCTATACGGGAAATATCCCAGAACATGAAAGTGAGCAGGTCACAGGCGGCGCGAATTGTTCAGACGGAATCAGCGGCTTTTTCTGCAAAGGCACAGGAAACGTGTTTTTCTGACCTTGACGTGGAAGAGTTCGAGGTGGTTGAGACATTGGACAGCCGCACTTGCCCCACCTGCGGGGAGATGGACGGGAAGCACTTTCCGATGAAAGATTATAAGATTGGTGTTACCGTGCCACCGTTCCATCCGAATTGTCGGGGATGCACCTGCCCG